GATGACCGAAGACCTATACACTACGAAACGGTCCTTGGAACTAGAGTGGCAACAGGAGCACCTGAAGTCAGGGAAGCATAATATTCGAATGATTGAAATTAATAGAAAAATTCAGGATATTATTAAAGAGATCATTGCCAAAGAGTTTGAAGCAGATACTCTTCAAACTAAAATAAACGACGCCCAGGCCGAAGTTTCGATAGCCACTTAAGCGCTATCAAAAATCATACATTTAGACAGGGATACCTTGCGCCAAATGAAAATTTGGGGTATAGATTAATTACTAAGTATATAAATGCATAAATTGGTTATTCTTTGCTTAGGAAGAATGACTGGCGCTAGGAGGCGCTGATATTATGACAACACACTTTACATCAGGAGTTACAAATGTGACTGCTACTGGTTCTGGTGGTAAATTAAAACTACCTGATCCAATTAAGTTTCATACTCAAACTCTTGATTTTGATAAATATACTGCTGGAGATTGGGTCATTACTACAACTGAAGCTGGTACAGGATCTGCTACTGAAGCACTAACAAGTGCGGATGGAGGAGTTCTTCTTTTAACCAACGCAGCTGGAGATAATGACTTTGATTCTTTACAGTGGGCTGGTGGCTCTGGAGCCGTGTATGAATCGTATTTATTTGATGCATCTAAAGATTTTTTCTTTAAATGCAGAGTTAAAGTAAGCGATGCTACACAAGCCGATATGATAGTAGGACTTCATATTACGGATACAACTCCCGTTGCTGCGATTACAGATGGTATTTACTTTCTGAAATCAGATGGTTCAACTACTGTAAGTTTGGTAGTGAACAAGGACAGTACAGCAACAACTACTTCAGCGGGCACAATGGCTGATGACACTTGGACTACTCTTGGATATTATTATTCTACAAAGGATCGTAAATTCTCTATCTATAAAGACAACGTGTTAGCGGGCACTAGTGTTAATACAAATGCACCTGATGATGAAGAAATTGCTTTATCATTCACTATACAAAACGGTGAAGCTGTAGCAAAAACTATGTCTATTGACTATTTAGTTGCAGGCAAAGAGAGAACAGCAGCTACTGAACTGTAATAAAAAAATTATTCTAAGCTCCTTCGGGAGCTTAGAGAATTAGGAGAATAGAATTATGGCAAACGTTTCAGACGTAAAGTCGAAATTTTTTGAACCGGATGGTGTCGATGCTGATCAGGTATCTGCATCAGGTTCAGCTACAACTTTAGTTATAGCTGATGGAGGACCTTACGGAAATCTTACGGAAACAATAACTTTAACTTCAAGTGCGGATAATAGTGGAAATACTTTCACGATTACAGGGACTGATGGAAATGGAGATGCTCAAACAGAGGATCTTACAGGTCCTAATGCAGGTGCTGTAAGTTCTGCCAACAAATATTTAACGGTTACGAGTATTGTTTCTGATGGAGCTATTGCAACTGATATTCAAGCAGGAATATTGGGCACAGGAGCACTTACTGGAACTGTATTTGCCGGAAGAACGAGAATCAGAGGAATAACAGGTACAAGTAAAGCTTCTGCTGGAAATATAGTTTTTAAGAATACTTCCATAACAGGAACTACTTTATTAACGATTCCTTTAACAGGCGCAGTGTCTTCTATAGATCCTTATATTCCTGATAATGGGGTACTGTTTAATGCGGGTGCATACGTAAATTTAACTGCAGCTGATATTACAGGTGTAACAGTATATTATGACGGGTAGGGTTACATGGCTAACACTACTTCTCACTCATACACTTTTGATAAGACTCTTCCGATTGATGAGATCGTAGAAGAAGCTTACGAAAGAATTGGTCTACAAAACGTTTCTGGTTATCAATTAAAAACAGCTAAACGATCTTTAAATCTTTTATTTTCTGAATGGAGTAATAGAGGACTTCATTATTGGGAAATAGCTAATCAAGGTTTTACTTTAGTCGAGGGAACGAATGTTTATACATCTTATCGATCCCCGGCCGATGGAGCGTCTCAAGGATTAACAACGACTTTATCTGCAGGAATTAATGCAGCGGTTACCGATATTCCTTTAACAGAAGTTACAGACATGCCTGGCGCTGATCAAGGAGGAGGAACGATTACTGTTAACTCTGAAACGATTAGATACACAGGAAAATCTGCAGCAACGGGCGCAGCGAATCTTACAGGAGCTGTGCGTGGATCTAATGGTACGACTGCAGCCACACATTCAAGCGGCGATGCAGTTACCCAACATGCGACTGGAATGGATAATATTTTAGAATGTAATTATAGAATTACTTCTACGAGTATTGATTCACCTATGACTGAGGTAAGTCGATCTCAGTATCAGGGTTATTCTAATAAAAGTGCTAAAGGAATTCCTACTTCTTTTTTTATTCAAAGATTTATTGATCGAACAACGTTAACTTTATATTTAACTCCGGGTGCAGCCCAGGACGGAAATAAATTAAATTTATATTATTCACGAAGAATTCAAGACGCTGGAGCTTACACGAATGCAAGTAATGTGCCTTATCGATTTGCACCTTGTATGACAGCAGGACTAGCATTTTATTTATCACAAAAAAATGTGCCACAAAGATCACAAGAATTAAAACTTTATTATGAGGATGAATTGGCTAGAGCCGTAAAAGAAGATGGCGATATTACAAGTACTTATATTGCACCTAAGGTTTATTATCCTAATGCTTAATTATGACTACATTTTCTTCAGGTAAACATGCACTTGCTATTTCAGATAGATCTGGATTAGCTTTTCCTTATCTGGAAATGGTAAGGGAATGGAATGGCGCGTGGGTTCATTTTTCAGAATTTGAACCTAAACAACCTCAGTTACAACCTAAACCAACAAGTGCGGATCCTCAAGCTTTACAAAGAGCAAGACCATCACGAGTAGCTTTCGCTACGCCGGCTCCCTTAAATGATAATCCATTTACAACTGAAATAGGAACCACCGTTATTGTAAACCAGAATAGACACCAGCGATCTACTAATGATGCGGTTAGATTTTATCAAGTTAAAGATCCTGTAGGAGGGGTGGCCGTTTCCACTTTTGAATTAAGTACAACTTTAGCCACAACTATTACTGCAACAGATACTTCTATTGTATTAACCGATGGTTCCGAATTTCCTACATCAGGATATATTGTCATTGAAGCCACAAATACAGACTCAGCTTCTTTACAATACGGAAAGATTACTAGTGAAACCATTCAATATACTGGCCGAAGCACGCATACTTTAACAGGCTGTACTCGAGGAACTGCGGCTCCTTCTTATGGAGAAACTCCGGTTTCAACAACAGCAGTAGCTCATACTTCAGGGGCAAAAATTTATGGATCCTATATTATTACAAAAATTGACAGTACTATTCCTTATGCAGGAGAACCTTCAACGTTACCCGTAAGTAACAGTTTTAGTTTTACTTTAGTAAACGCTGCAAGTAGTATAGCAACAGGAGGAGGCTTTTTCGTTTTCGGTGGACCCGTAAACGATAGATCATAATGTTTAAATTTATTAAAAAATTATTTGGTAAAAAAGAGGTTCCACTAGTGGTACCGCCTAAGCCAAAACCAACTCACTGCACTACTCATTCAAGATATATGAAGAGTTGCTCAAGCTGTAACACTATTGTACAAAGGGGGTATTAATTATGGCTACATATACACTCTCAGAATTAGAAGCTGACATTAGAAGTTATACCGAAGTAGACAGTACTGTTTTTAGTGGTGCTGTTCTAAGCAGATTTATAGGAAATGCAGAAAATAGAATTTTATATGATCTCCCTATGGATTCTGATAGAAAAATGGCAACTGGAAATTTTGCCGTAGATAATAATACTATTAATAATCCAGCAGGCGCTCTCTTTGTAAGAGCGGTTGAAGTATTTGATTCTACGTCCGCGACGACAGGTAACTCAGTTTTTTTACAGAAAAAAGATGTCTCTTATTTAAGGGAGTATGTAGCAAAATTAACAGGACCTTCAGGAGGTCTTACTGGACAAGACGTTACCGGCCAACCAAAATATTATGCAATGTTTGGAGGAGCCACAGGAGTAACTGATTCTACTTCAGGAGGGCTTCTTTTAGCTCCTACTCCTGATACGACTTATGCTTTTAGAATATATTATAATGCACAACCTACGAGTCTAGTGACTAGTACCTCTGGGACTTATCTGAGCAGATATTTTGCGAGTGGCCTTTTATATGGCTGCTTAACAGAGGCTTTTGGATATTTAAAGGGACCTATGGATATGTTGACACTTTACGACAACAAGTATAAACAAGAAGTACAGAAGTTTGCAGGAGTACAACTCGGAAGAAGAAGACGGGACGATTACACTGATGGTACAGTTCGTATCCCAGTTAAATCACCGTCACCATAATTTAGGGGATAAACATGGCAATAACATCAGCAATTTGTAACAGCTTCAAAGAAGAAATTTTACAGGGAGGACATTGTTTAAATGCCTCTGGAAGTACAGCTGCAGGCAATACTATTAAATGTGCTCTTTATTCGAGCAACTCAGCAACATTAAGCAAATCAACAACAGTTTATGCTGCACCTGCAGATGCAACTGCGGATCCGACTTCAACTTATGAAGTTACAACTACATCTTCAGGATATACAGGTGGAGGAAATACTTTAACAAATATTGATGTCACTCTAGATAGTGATACAGCAGTTTGTGATTTTGCGGATACCAGTTGGACATCGGCTAGCTTCACTGCACGAGGATTATTACTTTACAATACAACTGCCATTACAGGATTCACTACTAATCGATCAATTCTTGCTATCAATTTTGGTGGGGACAAAACAGTTACTAGTGGAACATTCACCATTGAATTTCCAGCAGCAGCCGCATCAACAGCGATCATACAACTAGCGTAAGGAGTCCTTCCTTATGGCTAATACTTGGAATCAAGCCGACACCACCTGGGGTCAGAATACCTGGGGTGAACAAGCTGATGTCACTCTTACTTTAACGGGTCTATCAACAACTTCATCACTTGGAAGTGTTACAGCTTTTAACGAAGTTGGATGGGGAAGGGATACCTGGGGATTTGAAAATTGGGGTGAGTCCGCAATAACGGTTCCTGTTACAGGTCTCTCATCAGCTTCAACTTTAGGAACACCTACTACTACTCAACTTACAGTTGCTAGTTTAACAGGTATTTCCTTAACCGCTTCTGATGGAGCGCCAACTATAGATTCAAGTAATACAACTGTTCTAACTGGAATTTCAGCTACTCTTTCTGATGGATCGGTGAATATAGAAATTGGTGTGCCTCTCACAGGACTTTCAATGACTTCTTCTGATGGAGCGCCAACTATAGATTCAAGTAATACAACTGTTCTAACTGGAATTTCAGCTACTCTTTCTGATGGATCGGTTACTATTTCATCAAATCCACTGGTTCAACCAACTGGACTTTCTGCTACAACATCAGTTGGAGCTATTACACCCGCAGATCAAGTAATGGGACTTACTGGAATTTCTGCTACAACATCAGTTGGAGCTATTACACCCACAGATCAAGTAATGGGGCTTACTGGACAGTCAGCAACAACTACTTTAGGAATAGTTTCTCCTTTACATTATGAAGATGACACGGTTACTGGGTCCACGTCCTATACAACTGGTGCTGTTGCCGGGTCCACGTCCTATACAACTGCTGCTGTTGCCGGGTCCACGTCCTATACAACTGGGGCTGTTACCGGGTCCACGTCTTATACAAGTGTTGACATAACTGGCTCTACATCATATACAAAAGATACACACGCGGCTTAATAGGGAAAAAATATGGCTTCAAATTATACGGCTTTAGGAGTTCAACTCATGACTACCGGCGAGAAGGCTGGTACGTGGGGGACTCTCACTAACACAAACTGGAATATTATGGAACAGATTTCCGGTGGCTACATTGTTCAGACACTTAACGCTGCTGGTGCAGGAGCCAATACAACTACATTATCTGTAAATGATGGAACAGCAGGAGCAACTCTTGCCCACAGAGTTATTATTTTAGGAGCAGTATCTGCTCAAGCAATTACAGGAAATAAAATTGTAACTATCCCTCTGGACGTTCAAACTTTTTATATAATTAAAAATAGCACATCAGGTGCTTACACTGTTCAATTTAAATATGTTACTGGATCAGGCAACAGTGTTACATGGTCAACTACTGAGAAAGGTTACAAAATTTTATATGCAGCAGCCGATGATGCTACCAATCCAAATATTATTGATGTTGGTGTTGGAACCATGACGAGTTTTACTTTAGCTGGAACGTCTGGATCTAGTCAAACCATTTCAGATGGAAATACTGCAACGATAGCGGCAGGCAATGGGATAACAACAACAGCCGCAGCTACCGATACAGTCACTATTGCTGCTAATCCAGCGATGACACCTTATATTTCAAGTACAGGTAAAGTATTAGTAATGGGATTTTAAATATGATATTTAATTTTAAATTAATAGGAGGAAAATATGGCAAGTGAAGTAATGAAAGTAGCTTTAGTAAAAGAGCTTTCAAATAGTGAAGTAGATTTACTTACAGCAGCATCAGGCAAAACTCTTACGGTACTTAATTTATCGATTTGCGAAACGGCCGGGGCTGCAGAAACTTTTGATCTATATATCAGAGACGATGCCGGTGCTAATGATTATGAAATCTATTCTGATCAAGCTCTAGCTGCCAACGCAACATTTGAACACACTACAAGAATTGTGCTTGAAGCAACTGATGTGCTTTCAGCTAAATTAGCTAGTGCAGGAGATGTTGATGTTGTGATTAGTTATTTAGAACAAACACTATAATAAAAGGAGATAAAAATTTATGAGCGGTCCTACTGGAAATAATCCCTATCGAGCATCGGGCGTTGTCGCTGCTGTGGCAGCCGGCAGAGAAGGAACCGTTGATTGGGATACAAGTATTCACACCTCTACTGTAACAGCAGAGAGTGGTAAAGGTTATTTTGTTAATACGACAGGTGGCGGGGTAACAGTAAATTTACCAGCGGCAAGTGTGGGAGATATTGTAGGTATTAAAGATTATGCTGGAACTTTTCAAACCAATGCGTGCACTATAGCACCCAATGGTTCAGAGAACATTGGCGGTGCCAGTGCCTCTGATCCCACTTTAGAAGTTGAAGGGGAGTCAGTACTTTTAGTCTATGCAGACGCAACTCAAGGGTGGTTAGCAACTCAACAATCAGTAACAGCAAGCCCAACTGGTTCAGAAAATTTTCTTACAGCGACAGGTGGTACTCCTTGTGCAGGAGCAACTTGTGGAGATTATAAAGTTCATAAATTTACAGGACCAGGAACATTTTGTGTTTCCGAAATTGGCGATGCTGCTAATAATGTAGTATCCTATTTGGTGGTCGCAGGTGGAGGCGGAGGCGCCAGTGTTCCTAATGTTAATTCAGGAGGTCCTGGTGGAGCAGGTGGATTTAGAGAATATAAAAGTCCAGTAGACTCTTATACCGCTTCTCCTTTAGATGGTAATCCAGGTGGAACTTCAATTACAGTGACCGCAGTTCCTTATAGTATTACAGTTGGAGGAGGAGGTGCAACCTCATCATCTACTGTAGGTGTACAAGGATCAACTTCAACTTTTTCAACAATAGATTCTGCAGGTGGCGGTAGAGGTGGAGC